TTATTTCTCCTTTTCCGTTTCTTCAATAAAGGCAGTCATCATTTTTGTGAGTTGGCCAGCAGCACTTACGCCCGCCTTTTTACAGGCGGTAGCGTAAGCATCTACGATTTCCTTTCTCAGTTTATAAGACTTAGAGACAAGTCCGACTTTCTGCTGATATTTTGCTGTTGCTTTTGTTTGAGCATTCGCTGACATTACTTATTCCTCCATTTCAATATGAAAGCCCATATAAGCTTTACGATACCTATTGTAATAAAAAAGATTCCTAACTTAAATAACATGCTTTACACAGATGGGTGTGTGTGCTATATTTTTATTAAGAAGGGCTTTCGCCCTTCTCGTAAGCTATTGAGTGATTACTTAAATAGCTTGTCCAGAATCAATAAGATGATTCCGATCAAGAGGTTCACTATCGCTTCAGCGGCCAGGCTTTTATAGTCGATAGTGGACTTCTTTTTTCTTTCGTGTTTTCCCATCTGATTTCTCACCTCCTTACAAGTATAGTATAACATAGGGTAGACCCTATGTCAATGAAAAAAGAAAATTAACATAAAAATAAACCATTCTGATATGGATATCAAAATGGTTTATTGGAAATATGCTTATTTAATTATTCATTAGAGTTTATGTATCAGTACAAATATTAAAATTATCTGCACTTAATCATCAAGATGCTGTATTGCATAATCTGCCTCTTCCTGAGTAAATTTTTCGCCATAGTCAGATGTAAGCTGGTCGTGGATTGCATCTGAAGACATATCCATTTTACGATATTCTTTAGCCTTTGCTAAAGCATTCTCGTTCCAATCAGCGTCAAGATGATCTATTGCATATTTGGCAGCATCTTCATCGAATTGTTCACCGTATTCAGAAGTGAGCTGATCATAAATACCTTGTTTAGACATATGCATTGATTCGCTGTAAGATTCAGCTTTTCCTAATGCAGCTAAATATTCAGCAGAAACTTTTTCCTCTGTAGTAGCGGCTTCTGTAGTAGCTTTTGGAGCCTGAGTAGTAGCCTTCTTGGTTGATTCAGAAGCCTGAGTAGTAGCTTTCTTGGTCGATTTAGAAGTTTGTGTGGAAGCCTGGGTGGTAGTTTTAGTTGAATTGCTAGAGCTGCTTGAAGAATCATCATCACCACCACCGAAGAGGGCTCCTAATATAGCAATAACAACAATTGCAATAATAATCCATTTTAATTTGCCACCCTGTTTCTTCCTACAATTTGGACAGATTTTTGCCTTAGCATCAATTTCTGATTTGCAATATTTGCAAACTTTTGTTTTCTTTTCTTTCATACTTAACTTCTCCTTGTGTATACTTGTTGAAAATTTAAAAGTTTCTTTTTTAATTATACTACAGAATACTGAATAAAGGTACAAAAATATTAGTGTAATACCGATTTTAAATAAAAAAGAAAGACTTTTATACCATATTATGGTATACTCTTTCCGTTACCGTCCCCATACTGGTGACAGGAAGGGGGTGTATACTTTGTCATTCTGTTCTTTTCTTCTTTCAGTGCTGGCAGGCATTGTATCAGGTATTATTCTTGAGATAGTCATGACTTTGCTTCGCAAATGGTTTGACCGGAAGAAGAAGTAAAACTATAACGGTAACCAAGCCAAAAAAATCCCCTCAGCATTAGCGGTACTGAGGGGATTTCTTTTTGTGTACACTTTGTACATTCTATTCTTTTCTGACTTCAATATATCATAATGAGTCAGATAATTCAAGTATATTCTAATCTTGATTTTTTATGCTCTTCTGAGAACAATAAGCTAAAATTTTGAAAAATTAATAATGTTTTGCGTCGATGTAACCTTTAGGCGAATAACATTTTCAGGAATAGAAGGCTGTAAAGTACCTGGTTCTAAGAATGAATATTCTTCAATTTCTTCTGCGTCACATCCAATGGAATCCAATACTTCTTCTGGTGTGGTAAGATGATTATCTAAAATCAAGTTAAAAGCCTGTTTATGCAAGAAAGGTCTTTCCAAAGGAATTTGTTCATCTAAAGGTTCCTTTTTCCAATATCTATTATAAGTCATCTGGTCTTTCAGATATTTAATCTGATTAGGAGAAAGAAGATTAAGGTCTTCGCAACGATAAATCATAGAGCCAATAGATGCTTTCCATTTTTTCTTTAATTGAATAAAATGATTTATTGATGTAGAGTAAATATCTTTTTCAAAAGAAATTTCAGGAAGCAAAAATGCGGCTGCAAACCAATCGGCTTCTTGCTCTATTCGTTTAAAAATTATTTTGTTTTCTAAATCCTCGTTGTTGAATACATTGTTGTGCAAAATGAGATGTCCTAATTCGTGTGCTAAATCAAACCGCAGACGGGCATTACTATATTTATCCGTACTGATATAAATATATGGAATCGAATCGTACCACACAGAGAATGCATCAATTTTTTTATTGTTAAGGTCCATTACAGAAATCATTATCCCATTCTTTTGTAGGATGGCAGTTAGATTATCAATTGGACCAATGCCAAGCTGCCAGAATTCTCTAACTTGCATAGCGATGTTTTCTATATCCTCCAAAGACAATTCCCTGTTTATATTGTATCCTTCAAAAACAGGAAGATTTGCTTTTGGAAAATCCACATATTGAAGCAGATAATTATTTATTTCTCTGAAAATAGACAATTTTTCACGAGCAGCATTTTTAGCCTTTTTAGTTGTGCTGCGTTGACTTCTAAAGTACACAGCACTGTTAGCGGAAGTATTTTCAGGTAATGGCTTATAGAAAAAAGATACTCTATATTTTAAAATGCTGGAAAGCTGTCCAATGATAAAATCAGAGGGTTTGATAGTTCCTAATTCATATTGTGATATGCTGGAACGGGTAATTCCAAGAAGATCTGCCAGTTCTCCCATGGAATATCCCCTTGAAATTCTAGCTTGTTTAATTCTATAGGGTATAATATTTTTTCTTTTCATGATAATCGTCTCATTTCTTTATTTTTAATGTTACTAACTCCTCTAAATCTTTATGCAGAGCAGTCATTTTTTCTTCTTCCTCTGGGCGTAAAAGAAGGAAATGACTATCTGTCGCTGGAAGAAGATTTTCCCTATGTAGAATACCCTTAAATGATGCATCCGGAACGACTAGGTCAATATGGGTACAATCATTAGTCAGGTTATTATATCCATAGGTAAGCAATGCATAATAGGGACCCGTAATTAATTCATCCTTTTGGAGTGCATAATGTAAAGTGTCTCCAAGTAAATAGAAAGAAATTTGTCTATCTCCATCTTCGTTTGCTTTAGCATATTCTAATTTGTACTTAGATTTGGAAGGAAGGTCAGTCCAATTCCTTGTTTTAGCGGTTGTAAGAATAAAGTGTTCTGTTCTAATATGCAAAACAGAATATCCGTAATTGTTTGCTTTCTCTGGGAAAGCTTGAAACACTGCCGTTGGAGTAAATGCAGCATTATACAAAGCCTGATTAATGCTGTAATTCAAAAGTGAACCTCTTAAAGAGCTATATTCAGGATAGGAAAAGAATTTTTTATTATCATTAAAAAATTGACTATATGCCTTGCTTCCTAAGAGAATCGGTCTTGATAAAGCATTTCTACATTCAACAGAAAAATCAGTTTCAAAAGCAGATAATAAATCCATATAAAACCTCCTATACAAATAAGTTGTTTATTATATTATATCACAACCTAGATAAATGTCAATAAAATCATGTAAAAAGTGTTTATTTGTAAAGTAGACAGTGTCAGACTCTGACACGCAAAAAACTTCTACAGAAAAATTATTTGATTTAAAAATCTATCATTCTTATTATATAGATTTTTTTAATCGAGGGGACATTCCAGAAAAATCTATACATATTAATATTAGAATGTTCAAAACGAATCAGTATACCACATCTGAAAACACACACTTTTTTGTAACAAAACAGTGGATTAGGTGGTGACTGAGGTTCATTTCGAACTTTTCTTACAAAAATTCTCTTGATTTTAAATTTAGTACACTGGAGATGAAAGGAGGATTAATAAAATTATTTATTACGCAATCTATCATAATATAGGTAGACCTGTAATTTTATTTTGCAAAGAAACATCGTATTTTTATCGTAAATAAGATAATCCTAAGTTAAAAGCTAAAAATGCCAATAGGAGACGAGATGAAAATACTTTTAGCAGAACTGATGGAAAGTAGAGGGTTATCATATAGACAGGTAGAGATTATAACGGGAATCAGTAAATCTACATTGCATAATATTGCTACAGGTAAGCGTATGCCACGCATGGACACAATGGAGGAATTGGCGAAATATCTGCATGTAAGAGTGGAAGACCTTTATGAGTCCGAATACAAGTGAAAAAGTGTCCACGTTTGTGGACAGGATGATATTATCAGACAAAAGTGTGATAAAATTAAAAAAGACAGAAAATGATAAGGAGGATATGTACATGACAGAGTTTGAGTATCAGGAACGTATTATAAGAATAATAAGGAAAATCACAAGCAAGGGAGCACTTGAGTACATATACAAAATAGTAAAATTTGTATATATCCATGGGATTCATTAAATAAATTCTTATAACAGCAAAAAAGGAAGTTACACATCATTCGCCAATGTGTAGCTTCCTTTTTACTGTTATTTTTTGAAAATTTTTCGGATTGTTTCTTTTAATGCTTTCTTAGCATCTGCTGGAAGTTCCAAGTAAAGATTTAAAATGTCGCGATCTTCATCATCAAGATGGTATTGAATACACAACTCATCCAATATTGTTTCTGGAAAACGGTCAAACATGTCCCCATCTCCATATACTAAATAATCATAATTCACATTGTATTCCCGACAAATAGAAATTATCATTTGCTCTGTTAAGTTGCGCTTGCCATTTTCAATAGCAGAAAGTGCGGCTTTTTTTACGCCGAGTTTCTCTCCGAATTTTTCAAGAGTTAAATCTAGGGTTTTTCTTACCTCTTTTACTCGTTCTCCTTGTGTCATATTGCATACTCCTTTCTTTAAAAGACAATAACACACCTAGAATTAAAGGTCAATAAGAAAAGTTTGCTAAGTAGACAAAAAAGTGTTGACAAAATCTATTTTGTAGATTATTATGTCTACATAGCAAACAGAAAGCGAGGTGAAAAGATGGCAGCAACAATTGGGAAGAACGATTTAAGGGAACAAAAAAATGATGTGCAAGAGATGGCTACATTTCTTAAAAAAATGAGTGAAGAAGAACGAAAAAAAATCAAGTACATCATGGTAGGGATGCAGTTAGTCAAGGATATTGAGAAAGCAGGATAGGAGGCAGATATACATATGAAAAAAGAAAATAATCCAAAAGAGCAGACAACGGTCCGTCTAACCGTTCGAATCCCGGATGAATTGGAAAAGCAGGTAAGGGATGAAGCGGAAAGACGGGGATTGAGTATAAACCAAATGATGATCCAGATGGTTACAAGATATCTTAAAGATCATCAAGATTGATAGGACCATTTTTTTGTTCGTATTCTTTAATACGTTGTTTAACCATAAGTTCAATTTCTTTATTTGCGGAACGTCCATTTTCTTCTGCAATATAGCGTATTTTTTGCAGATATTCTTTTGGCATACGCAAAGTATAACGTGGTAAATCAGATGCCATATGAGTTCTCCTTTTATTGTAATGTCATTTTGACGCAATTATAACATAAAAAATATGTCAAAAAACATATTGACGCAAAAGTGACGCAATGATACAATAAGGACAGAAAGGGGTGACGCAAAAGTGACGAACAAGAAAAGGTTAGGATTAGCAATACCGATTGTGCTGCATAAGAAGTTGCAGGACAAAGCAAGATACCAGGGTAAAACAATCAATGCTCTGTGCTTAGAAATCTTCTGGGAGTATTTCGAGAAGAAAGCAGGATAGGAGGCAGATGTGTTTTTAAGAAAAATTTATACGGAGCTAGTTCTTATAAGAAAAGAACTCCAGGCTTTACGTCTGGAGCCAAAAGTAGAAAGCAATCAGGGAGTACAAGTATTTGAAACAAAATACATTGGAGAAGATGATTCTAAAGTGGTAGTGTCTTTTACACTTTCTGGTTGCACTTGGCTCAAATTATCAAAGTCATTTGCGTGGAGAAAAGTGAGAAGTTATATATCTCAGCAAGAGTAAAGAAAAGAGGATAGTAAGTAGACATGAGAAAAAGAGAAAAGAAAAAAGTCATAGTTTGGGTAGACCATGAGCTTACGAAAGAGGAGCGGAAAAATTTCTCAAAAAATTATCCGGGTGAACGCTTGTGTTTTCGCCTGCGCTACCCATATTTTCCGCTGTATCTTTCTATGATAGCAGTACTTATTAATTTTCTGAATGTAGTGGTTCCATTAATTGGGCTTCTTATTTTAGAGATGATATAGCTTAGTAAAAAAGGCATTCCAAAATGGAGCCAGGACAATAGCAGCGATAGAAATGATAATAGCAATTATTGAAAGTGTAGTAGGTATCACAAATCTAATAAAATCACGTTTTAAGTATTCCAAATAAGCTTGTCCGGCATCTGTTATTTGATAATCGGATGAAGAAGAATATTGAGAATAAGTTATGTAATTGTGTTCAATAAGAGCAGTAATCTCGTTATCGTGTTTTTCTAAAAATTTATCTGAGAGAGAATTTTTTTTAGAGATTTTAATTAAAATTTTATCAGCATATTTTGATACTCGTTCCATATTGGTTCCTTTCTTTAATATAGATAAATAATTTAATTTAACTATAAAGGTAATGGAAGAAAATGTCAATAAAAACATAGGGGTAAATGTAAATGGATTTTTTAAATACTTCGACACAAACAGGAAAAGTTATAGCAGGAGAAAAATTAAAAGAACTAACTTGTGACATTCTCGCTAAGTTTTCAGAAGAAAAACTTAGTTATGATGAAGCAGAAATGGTATTAGACCTTGCAAAACAAGCTATTGGTGAGTATAGCAAAGTTGAAAAGATACCAACGTGGAGGTAGTAAATTGAATATTAAAGAAGCGGCAGAAATTGCAATGAAAGAAAGTAAATGCATCTGTATGAAAGATGTTCCAGGAGTAAAGATAAGACCAGAAAAAATGGATATGTGTACCTTGATGTTGAGAAATGGAAGCTCTCCCAAAGCAGGCTGGCAACCAACTGGTAATCAGCTTATCTCAGAAGATTGGGACGTTACGGAATAATTTTTAACAAAAGCATAGATGTGGGAGGAGGTGAACACGATGACATTTGCAGAAAAGTTAAGAGAGGTTATGAAAGAACAAAACCTATCTCAGTCAGATCTGTCCCGTTTGACCGGAATCGGTAGAAGTTCCATCAGTCAGTATCTGTCTGGCAGAAATATACCGTCTCCTCAGAGACAGGAAGATATAGCCGTAGCGTTAAAGCTTCCAGAGGATTATTTCATAGGAGAGATTAATGCCGAAAAAGAACTTATTTCAAGAGCAAAGGTTAAACGGTTAACATTAACTGAAACAGCCAGGATTATGGGATTATCGAAAGATATCTTAGCAGAAAATATCGAGAAGGGTAAGTTCTCAGCATGGGCACAAGTGCTGTCCGGGAAAGGGCAGAAACGAGTGTTTTATATCAATGCGAAAAAATTCGCGGAAGCTGAAGGCGTGGAACTGGGAGTTTAGATATGATTAATTGGAATAAAAAATGCGCCAGCGGAGCGGCCACTCCAATCAAGGCGCATGGAAAAATAATCGTATCTAAAGTATACATCATAATCGAGGAAAAGGAAAGGAGAAATTTATGATCAGAGCGAATCTGAAGAAAAATATTGTGGAGCTTAGCGGAAACGAAGCAGATCACTTAAATGAACTTATGATGCTTGTATGGGAAATGAAAGAAAAATACCCAGAGCAGCGCGAAATGATGAAGGAAGCGATTAATGTGTTTATGGATGCAACAGAGTGTCCAGTTTTTGAAGATGAAGATAAGAAACCTGCTCCGTTGGATGAGGAAGATATTGAATACCTCTTTTGCAAGATTAAAGAAGCGAAATGTAATGGAAAGGCGATATCATACGACTGTTTTACAACGGGGAAAAACACTGTTTGGATTTGGTACAAAGATACTGAAGGAAAGCACAGAGCTGAGACTACATTTGAGTTTTATTTGCATGCTACAGCAGGATACAAAGCCGAAGCATCTCGTGAAGAATATGACAGATGTATCAAATATCTGGAACAGTTAGCAAGCGAAGCAGGACATTAATTTTCTACAAAAAAGAGACGGCTAGGCAAATCTCAAAATAACCGTCTCTCATAGTCACCATCTCAAATAAATGACATTTATATTTTAGCCTATGCCTGATAAAAATGCAAGTGTTTTGGAGTGATGATTATGCAAAAAGATTTGACAGAAAAGTTAATGAAAGCACACTCGATTGATAACGTGATAGGGAAAAATGTTTCCTTTGTTGGTGAAGTCCAGCGAGGGAACAGGATATACAGATTGTATGTATACCCATCACAAAATGCCGAAGAAGATAAATATTTTTATCAGGTATTAATCTTACGGGATGGCAATAGGCTAACAGAATATGAAGCGATTTTTAACAGGAAGGAAAAGAAAAGCTGGAGGAGAAAATGGTAATGGTATACAAAGCATTAAAAAGTCAGGCGGATTATGTTGTCCGTACAGACGAATCAGGAAGAGAAGTTTTAGAAACGAGCAAATCAACAATCCTTGTTCCGGCTGTCAAATGGAACGGACGAGGTATCAAATGGTTTGATGATAAAAAGATAGCAAAGGAGAACTGCTGATGAAGGTTATAGCAATGATGACCCCTAAGGGTGGGGTAGGCAAAACGACAACGGCAACAACGATTGCATATGTTTTAGGAAAAGAAATGGGTGCCAGAGTACTTTTAGTTGATGCTGATCCGCAGGGAGACGCATCGAACACTTACGGGATTAATAATGAGAGAGGTCTGACGAACCTGCTCGAAAATCATATTACAGCAGGCGGCAGATATTCAACCAGAGACGTTATTCGCAAGACTCGCTATCCAAATATTGATGTTGTACCTGCGGATGGTTATCTCACATGTACGGCATTTAATTTATCTAATATCAGTGGAACGGAGCAGATCTTTAGATTTAAAACGGCAATAGAGGAAGTTCGAAAAGACTACGATTATTGTATTTGCGATTGTGGTCGCCTGTTAGATACTGTAGTACTTAATATCCTTGTTGTTGCCGACCTGGTTGTGTCGCCGATTAAAGCTGGCGGTTTTGAAGTGAGTGCGGTCGAAAATCTCTCCATGCAAATCGCAGATATTCGGGTGTTTAATCGTAACATTGAAGCTAAATTATTATTAAACATGGCAAGAAATACACTGGCATTTCGTGGAATGGAAGCCTGGGTAAAAGAGAAGAGTGGCCTGGATTATTTTGATACAAAGATTAAGCAGTCTACCGTAATAGAACAGGCTGCCTTAAAACAGATGCCTCTGCCGGAGTATGATGGAAAAGCAGATGTAACGGTAAGCTACAGAAAAGTTGTTGAAGAGATAATAAGAGAGGGTGTGAGATAGATGGGAACCTTTTCGATAGCTGATATGTTAAGCAACAAAACAAAAACAGAGGCACTGCAGATTCCTTCCGGGCATTTTCGCACAGAAGACATCTCAATCAAGCGAATGTACCGTAACAAAGAAAACCGGTACAACTTGTATAACATTGAAGAACTTGCATCGAACATTCAGGCCGTAGGATTGAGACAAAATCTTGAGGTGATTTATGACCCCTGTGAAAAGGGCGACTATAGAATCCTTTCCGGAGAGCGGCGCTGGTTAGCTTTAAATCAACTCGTTGAGAAAGGATATAAAGAGTATGAGATTGTTACCTGTAAGGTTTGCTGTCCGGTCTCTACAAATATGGAAAAACTGGAACTGATGGCAACGAATTCTTACAGAGAAAAGAACAATGCAGACCTCATGATGGAAGTTAAGGAAGCGACAGAGACTTTTCGCAGGTTAAAGGAAGAGGGGGCCGAAGTCCCTGGATATGACCTGCAGTCCGGAAGAATCCGGGATATAGTTGCTAGCTTTTTAGGGATGTCTAGGACTAAGGTAGCACAGATTGAATGCATTAATAATAATCTCCTTGAGCGTTTAAAATCACTTCTGAAGCAGGAAAAGATACCATTTACTGTTGCGTATGAAGCGGCAGGGTTAAAGTCCGAGCTACAGGTCAAAGTAGTTAGAAAATACTATGAAAATGGAAAAGTGACCTTAAAGGATATCAAGGATATCAAGCGGGAATATGAAGAGAAGAATATTCCTGGACAAATTAAAATGGATATTCCAGCACCGGATCAGGAGGAAAAGGCAGCTGTGCAGATGCCTACTTTTACGATGATGCATCCAGGGGATGAACAGACAGGCAATATCAAAGAATCTGTTGATAATGTCAAAACAGAGACTGATAGCATAAAAGAAAAAGCGGATACTGCACTGCCTGCGAAAAAGGAATATGCCTGGGGAGTTCGGGAACCGGATGATGTTAAACAAGAAGAACTAATCCAGGAACAGAAGGAACAAGGAGAAGAGCTAGAAGAGGCACCAGTGAAGGACACAGGAAAATCTGAAAGTTCTGAAACAAGTTCTTTAGCGGAATTTGACGGCATACCGGGACAGTGGTACAAGCTTTCGGACAATATTGTTCCTTTTCCATTTGTACCTGTGTTGGTAGCAACAGATATTCTTAATAATAGCGTCAAGGTGCATGAGGGGTTCAGGAGACCAGATAACACCTGGAGAGTTGCTGTTAATAATAAGTGGAGAGATGGCGAAGATACTGTAACAGGCGGTAAAAAGATTGTCGCATGGATGCAGATGCCAGAATATGAGATGTAAGGAGGTATAAAGAATGAGAGACCCTTGTGAGATTTGTATGGAGCGAGAGCGTTGTGCTGGAGGACAGCCTTGTAAGAAAAAAACTGCTTACGGCAGATATAAAGAAAAGTGCAAGGAGGTTGCGGAACATACGAAAAGAGTTATGCAGCGAACGAAAGAGCGGATGAACAATGAATCACGAACTCAAAATATTACATAAGAAATTTACAGAAGGTGAAATAAGCCGTCAGGAGTTTAGAACGTATATTGAGGTAGAACTTGATAAGTTAGAAGATGAGCTGATGGAAGACGCTATTACTCCAGACGAACATATTGTACGATACAATGAACTCATTGCAAAAGAGGCTGAGATGTATGCTGAAGCATTTCAGCCTCATGAACACATCTAATTAAGTTTTGCGAGAATAGGGCAGCAACAGGAGGTATTAAGATGGCATTTATTACAGTGCAGGACTGGATGGTCAAGAATTTTAATTTGAAAGGAAATGAATTACTTGCGTATGCCCTGATTTATGGGTTTTCGCAGGACGGGGAATCAGAATTTAAAGGATCTATTAGCTATATATCCGAATGGTTGAATACATCAAAATCAACTACTATGAGAATTTTAAAGAAACTGATTGAGATGGGAGTGATTAAAAAAAGAACCGTCACAATAAATGGAATGATAATTAACAATTATACTGCAGTGATGCCAGAGGAATATGAGAAATCTCAGAATGATACTGGGGGTGTCAAAATAACACCGGGGGTGTCAAAATGCGAGGAGGGTGGTATCAAAATGACAGGGGGGAGGTGTCAAAATGATACCAAAACCGGTGTCAAAATGACACCCCATAATATATATAATATAGATAATAATATAAAAGATAATATAGTGTGTGGGACACACACGCAAGAACCATCAAAGAACGTTGACAAAAAGCCACGCAAGATATTCAGACCACCAACCATACAGGAGGTTAGAGAATATTGCCTTGAGCGAGGCAATGATATCGATGCAGAATACTTTGTTAATTTATACCAAAGTAAAAATTGGATGGTAGGCAAGAATAAAATGAAAGACTGGAGGGCTTGTGTACGAACGTGGGAGATTAAAAACAGACAGAATCAAAAGCAGCGAGCCACACCGAGTAGTAACAGTAATAATAGTTTTCATAATTTTGAACAGCGAGACTATGATTTTGTAGAATTAGAACAAAGACTTGCTGGCCGTCATGTTTGACGCTGACTATCAGAAAGGGGAGCTTATGATAACAAGAGATGATATCGTGATAAGAAAAGCTATTTTACATATCTTGGATACTGACCGTGGAGAATGTATTCTGTCGAGTGCGTTATTGAATCCAGGTCCAGAGATGTGTGATTTTATTCGCAATCACATTTATAAAATAATTTCTAGTGACGATACAAAGAAAGGAGAGTTTGATTCTGAATTTTCTCCGATTAAATCTATATTACAAACGTGGGACGAATCAGAAGACAGTTCATTTATTGAAACCAGTCAGGCAATTGCAAATAAACTTTATGCTGCTATGGGCGAGGGATTAAATATTCCTGCTGCCGATTTGTTATTTGTAACATTTCAGGTAGAAGGGGAAATCTATCTTGCTCTGTTAAAAATGAACTATAAGAGAAACTACAATCATGACAAAATGTATAGAGGTAATCATACCTTTGTAGGTCTATTAAAAAAACGGTCACTTATTTCAGAAACTTCGCGGGTACCGGAAGCTGTAATTATTAACTTGTCTGATTTCAGCATGAGGTTACTGGAAAAGAAATATGAGGTAAATGGTGAAAGAGTCAATTACCTTTCTGAAAATTTTCTTATCTGTCACACCAGTAGTTCAACAAGAAAGAAGTTAAATATTCTTATGCGAGTTATCAATAATATTTCCAATAAATATAATGGTGCTGATTTAAAAACAAAAATGGATATAAAAAGTACTTTGCAAAAAGAGTATGTAGATAGTAGGGCTTTTGACGTAGAAGAAATCGGAAATAAGCTTTTCGGAGAAAAACCAGAAGAAAAAGCTGAGTATGACGAAAAAATAGAAATGTATGATTTGCAGTATGATAATTTTACTGTTATTAACGAAAACACTGCAAAGAAATTGGAAAAACAGATGTTAGTAACTGATGGCGGAATCGAGATTTCGATTCCAATGGAGACGTATAACAAAGGAAATTTTGAAGTACAGACAGATACAACAGGAAAAATAACGATCGTCATACGAGACATAGATAATGTTATCTTAAAATAATAAGCTGGACATGCCTCTTTAGAGGATTTTTACACTTACAAGTTACCCGTTAATGTTCTGTGATATGAACACGAGCTATATGCCATTGTCCTCCGGATTAGCTCCGGAGGGGAAAGGAGAAGATTAATGGTAAAAATGGATTATAGAAAAATTAAAAAAGCCTTAGAAACATTGAGCGATATGTGCGATGAGATTACAAGAGATAGTTATGCGGACAGTCCATGCATGGATTGTCCGTGCGGCAACCTGAACGGGGACTGCATGATTAGAAAAGATAGCCCTAATAGATGGTGTATCCAGGATAATCAAAACGATCAGGATGAGATCAAACGAACAATGGTGTGACAAGAAGCTTAAAGCAGATGCTCCTGAGAGATAAGCTCCTCTCAGGAGTTAAAAAATATGTCTATGGAGGACAATATGGGAAGGATGAGAGATAATGAATTCAGTTTCAGAAGAATCAAGAAAATGCGTAGAAAAACACATGGAAGAATTAAAGGGAGGATATAAAGGAGTATGTCCTGTGTGTGGAAAAACAATTCGGATTTGCAAAAGTATCCGCATAGAAATGGGGGCTAATACTGGCAGTGGTATATGCCCAGGATGCAAAAAACTTTTGCATATGACATTTAACGAAGAACGGAAGGAAATGAATCTGGAAAGATTTAAAGACTACCAGAAGAGACACGGCAAGGAGTGTGAGGCGAATGCTAAGACCGACGGTAAAGGCAGCGGAATTTGAAAAATACGGTTTTAAACGGTGTAAAGGTATATATAAGGATTGTTTTTATCTTTGTGTAGCACGTGGCAGTAAGATGCTATTCGTAAGTGATGTCTGTTTCGATGTTTTCGAATGGGATGATGTAGATCCTCGCATACATAAAAATGCAAACCACAACAAAGATAAACGTGACTGGATGGACATCATCTATGATTTGATTAAAGCAAATTTACTGGAAAGCGAATTTAAAAGTTTTGCAGGTTTAAAGGAGTAGCGATGGAAAATATATTTGGAAAAGCCTTGCTGGAAGCGAGAGAGATGACAGGAACTTCAAGAGAAGATTTATCAGCGAGAACGAGAATGTGCGTTGATACAATAAAAAAATATGAATCAGAGGATGCAAATCCATCGCTGAAAAAGATATTTCGAATAGCAGATGCACTTGGATGTGGATTCGGATGGGACAAGAACTCATTTTTCTTTTATCCCTGGTTGAAAACAAAAGACAGAGCAGATACATTTGCTGAGGAACTGAAGAAAGTAAGGGAAGACAAAGGTTATTCACAAAGAGCGTTAGCAGAAAAGTCAGGGATAAAAGTAGCGACAATTACAGGGTATGAAACCGGAAAGACATGTCCGTCATTAAAAAGCATGATAAAAATAGCACAGACATTAAATTGTACGTTTGGCTGGGATAGAAGCAGTATCTGGTTTTCTAAGATCAAAAAGAAGAAAACAAAAAAGCCTGTCGAACCAAATTATTATTCTTTCGATTTTTATTAATTGAACGTGTCAGAATCTGACACAGGAAGGAGGCTGCCGTGACAGAAAAAGAAAATCTTGAAAGATGCCGGTGTGTTGATGCTCTGATTCGAGATATCAGGGAGAGGATAAGCAAAACGGAGCGAGACATTGAAGAATTATCTAGCAGGACCGTTGCAGATACCGTTCGCGGGGGAGACGGCGGCACACAATTGTTTAAAGTTGAAGGGCTTCCTCAATCTGTGATTGAAAAAAAGAGAATATTGCTCGAAGCAAGGGTTAATAAGTTGGGCAGGACATTATCAGAAAAGGAAAAGGCGATAAACAGAGCATATATATTTCTTGATACAGTGAAACCGGCAGAGCTTCGATTAATGTTGCAATTTTATTATATTGATGGAATGTCGTGGAGCAGAGTAGCCAGGAAGATGGAAAAAGAAACGGGAAAAGAATTTTCAAAGGCTGGGTGCCAGATCAGGTGCATGAGATTCTTTGAAAAGCTAAAAGGAGAAGAAAAATGATATTTGCAGGAATTTTACTTGTAGTGCTAACAGTCATGATTGGGGTTGTATGCGTATCAGTAATTTTATCAAATAGACAAGTGTCAGAGTCTGACACAGAAAGTCAGGTGAAAGATGAACGCAGTAGAACCAATAAGAGACCGGGAGAAAGTACAGGATATAGCAGACTACCTAAAAAGTAAGAATGAAAGAGATTACGTGCTCTGGATGTTTGGAATCTATACAGCATTAAGGGTTTCAGATATTTTAAAAATGAGAGTCCGGGACGTAAAGAATAAAGATTATATTATCATGCGTGAGCAGAAAACAAATAATGAAAGAAAGTTTGTGATTAATAAGAAGCTACGAAAGGCAATAGATCATTACATAAAGGACAAGCCGGATTATGAGCTTTTATTTAAATCCAGACAGGGACAGGAGAAGGCAATCAGTAGACAGCAGGCTTACAACATAATAAAAGAGGCTGCTGCACATTTTGGAATCTATAATGTAGGAACACATACGATGCGAAAGACATTTGGGTATCATATGTATATGAAGACAAAAGACGGGATGCTCCTTATGAAGATATTCGGGCATTCCGATGTGCATATTACATTGAGGTACATAGGAGTTGAGCAGGATACAATTAATAAGGCAATGGCTACTTTTAATTTGGCCTATTAGTTTGACATAACGAGACTATGTAAAACTCAATGGTTAAAAATTAAAAACTATATATAAGAAGAAACAGATGCACACAATAGTTTACAAAATATTAGATATGTCAAAGTGAGAAGGGACGAGAACTATGAGAATAAATCGTAAGAAATTAATTGATGCAATGAAAGAGAAGAATATAAATCACAGAGAATTGGCAGAGCTTGCAGGGGTTACAAGGATGACGGTGCATAACGTAAAGCGTGGACATAACTGTTCTTCTCACACTGGAGAATGTATTGCAAAGGCTCTGGGTGTTCCAGTAGAAAAACTTATTGAAAAATAAAATAAAAAATAAGGAAATGTTGACCAATGTTGTTTTTAGATGTGCTATCTTTATAACGAGCAAAAGCTCAGATACCCCATTACAACCCCAATGGGCTATTGGTAAAAACTTCTCCAGTGTACAGGCAATCGGTAATCCGGTTGCCTAATTATTTTTCATGGAGGATATATGTTTGATTATTATGGGAGTAAATGGAAGAAAAAGAGAGAACACATTTTAAAACTGGACGGATATAAATGCAGAGTGGCCAAAATGTATGGAAAGACAGAGGCAGCTAATACAGTGCATCATATATATCCAGCAGATGAATATCCGGAATATGCATGGTGTGATTGGAATCTTATCAGTGTATCACAGGCAAGTCATAACAAACTAGAAAACAGGACGACTGGAGAGCTGACAAAGCTTGGCCAGTCACTTCAGGATATGACTGTTCCAGGAAAAAATTGGAGAGCCAGAAAATAGTGTGTCAGAAAATCCCCCCTGCAAGAAAAAAAGAAAAAATTTGTTTTCTACTGGTGGGGGTTAGGTGTTTCCAAATGCGCGAAATTTCAAAAATTCCAAAAAAGGAGAAAGGAGGCGGCAAAATGGCAAGGGCGATAAAGGCACAAACATTTGAAAAAAAATTGACGGATAGTATGAAGAAAATGGGAACGTACAGAGAAGAATATGCTGAGACAATTCGCATCTGTGCAGAGCTTTTATCCGAACGAGAAAGTATCAAAAAGATGCTGAAAAGTGACGATTACGTTAAGCGAACCCCGGGTGTTATTACACTGGAAAGATTGAGAAGTGACATAGCAAAATATTTGGATATGCTGTGCCTGAATCCTAAGATCTTTGAAAAAACAACAATCAAAGAGAAACCTAAGTTATCAAAATTAGATGCCGCACTTAGTAAGATAGCAGATGGCTGAGTCTAAACTATTTAAAGAAGTCAAAAAATATGCAAGAGATATCGTATCAGGAGAGATAATAGCGAATGAGGATAGAGTACTTGCAGCTAAAAGATTTTTAAAAGATTTGGATAATACTGCTTATGAAATGCGCACACGGGATGCTGATTTTGTTATAAAAATTATCGAAGCTACTTTCGTACACATAAAAGGTCCAGCGAGAGGAAAAGCTTTTTTGTTAGAACCATGGGAAAAATTTATTTGTTATAATGTTGCAGGTTTTTATATTGCAGGGACAGAAGAACGCCGTTTTAAAGAGGCGTTTATTTTTTTACCGCGAAAAAACAGTAAAACTTTTTTTGCTTCTGCGTTGGCCTGGGCATTGTCTCTTTTAGAACGACAGTATTTTTCAGTGCTATATATTATTGCTACAAAACTCGATAGGGCAATGGAAGCTTTTGAAAATATCCGTGAAAATATTGAGTACATGGGCGAAAGCAAGAATTTCAAAATATTGAATAACAATGCGGAACATTCAATCAGTCGAACATTTTATGATGAGAATGAAAATAAAAGTGGAGCATTGAGAATACAGGCACTTGCAGCAGATGCAAAGCGAGCAGATGGACTTAATGCGAACATTATTATTCTTGATGAGATGCACGCTTATAAAAATGCAAATGAATATTATGTTTATAAACAGGCAATGAAGGCTTATGTAAATAAATTGCTTATAGGTATAACAACAGCTGGAAGTGATATGAATTCTTTTTGTTACCAGCGTCTTCAGTATTGCAAAGAAGTAATGCGGGGAACAAAAGTGGACGAAGAATATTTTATATTTATATGTCAGGCAGATAACCCAGACGACTATACAAACCCGGTTGAACATGAAAAGGCAAATCCTAATTATGGAGTAACCATCAGAGAAAAAGATATTCTGAATGAAGCTCTTCAGGCACAGAATGATCCAACAGGAAGAGACGAGTTTTTAAATAAATCACTTAACATCTATACAAATGCACTTAATACATATTTTGATATTTTTCAAGCCCAGGAAAGTGATAAGCAATTTAGCTGGACGTTGGAAGAACTGGCACATTTGCCAATCAAATGGTATGGGGGAGCAGACTTGTCAAAGATGTACGATCTTACCGGAACAGCGCTTCATGGTAGATACAAAAATACAGATATTTGTATTTCACACGGCTTTATGCCAGTAACTGCAGCACATCTTAAAGCAGAAGAAGACCAGATTCCGTTCTTCTGGTGGGAGGAACAAGATTGGCTTACTCTTTGCAATTCGGATGTCATTGAGTATGAAGATGTACTGAAGTGGTTTCTTCAAATGCGAAAGATAGGATTTGACATTAAATGGGTTGGATATGACCGACGTTATTCAAGAGAATTTGTGTTGAAAATGAAAAAATCCGGGTTTAAGATGCGAGATCAGTCACAAAGGTATGTTGAAAAAACGGAAGCTTTTCGGGAAATAGAAAAGAAACTGAAAAAAGGAGAATTTTATTATCTTCACAATAAAGCGTTTGAGTATTGCTTATCAAATGTGAAAGCGATTGAAGATTCCGATGAATTTGTGAGATTTGAAAAGGTGCAGCCGACATACAGAATTGATTTATTTGATGCGGATGTAATTGCATGTAAACAAATGTTGATTGACCTTGAAAAATCACAGAAACAAGGAAAATGGTTTGGATAAGAGAGGAAATGATAGCATGGGGAAAAAGAAGAAAAAACAGGTGAGAGCAGAGCCGGATAAAAAAAATATATCATGGCTTTGTTCTTCAGATGCTTTTGATATATTGTGCGGTGGTTCATATACAAGGCTGATTGATAATCCGGAGATTGTGGCAGCAGTGAATAAAATCTGTAATCTGATTTCCAGTATGACAATACATCTGATGGAAAACACAGATGCAGGAGATAAGCGGTTGAAAAATGAATTATCCAGGAAGATAGATATTACTCCGAATCGTTTTATGACAAGGAAAACTTTTATTTCTGCCTTGGTAAGGGAAATATTGCTTGAAGGAGATGGAAATGCAGTTGTTTATGCGGAAACAACACAGGGATATTTAAAAGATTTGCAATTGATTCCGGCAGGACATTTTTCTTTTGTACCTGATGGCTACGGTTATCTGATTCGAATAGATGGAGAACCATATACGCCGGATGAATTATTACATTTTGTTATTAACCCATCTCCGGATTATCCGTGGAAAGGCTGCGGATATCGCACAGCACTAAAAGATATTGCTAACAATCTGAAACAGGCTACAGCAACAAAAAAAGGATTTATGGAAAGTAAATGGAAACCATCCGTTATTGTAAAAGTGGATTCTATGAGTGATGAACTTTCTTCTCCGGAAGGAAGAAAAAAGATTTTGAATGACTATGTTGCGAATACAGACGCAGGCGAACCCTGGGTTATTCCGGCGGATGCATTTGATGTTGAAGTTGTAAAACCTCTATCGTTAACAGACTTAGCATTATCAGATGCAGTCATGCTTGATAAGAAAACAATAGCAGCAATTTTAGATGTTCCTGCCTTTGTCGTTGGTGCTGGCGAATTTGATTCTGAAGAATGGAACAACTTTATCAATACGAGAATCCGTCCATTGTGTAATGCCTTGGAGCAGGAACTCACTAAGAAGTTGTTAATAAATCCAGATTGGTATTTCCGCTTTAATGTCAGATCTTTGTATGCATATGATATTACGACATTGTCTAATGTAGGTGCAAATTTATATACAAGGGGCATTATGACAGGAAATGAAGTGAGAGATGCGATTGGATATTCTCCAATGGAAGGTCTTGATGAGTTAGTGATATTAGAAAACTACATTCCACAAGGAATGATTGGAGATCAGAAAAAATTGAAGGGAGGTAAAGAAGGTGAAGAGGAATAGACAGGCCAGAAGCATACCACTTCAGTTTAAGACCAGAAGTGAGGAAGATGGAGAAAAATATATATCCGGGTACTTTGCTGTATTTAATTCAAATTATGAAATGTGGGAAGGGGCAACAGAAAGCGTAGATGTACATGCTTTTGATAATACACTTCAGGATGATATCAGATGTCTGATTGATCACGATACACATCTTGTCCTTGGAAGAACTAAATCCGGAACATTAACATTAAAAGTTGATGAAAAAGGATTATGGGGAGAAGTCAACATTAATCAAGCGGATCAGGATGCAGTAAATCTATATGAGCGTGTCAAACGCGGAGACGTAGATCAATGCTCATTTGGGTTTGATATTTTGTCAGAAGAATTTACAGAGAATGGAAGAGATGTTCACTGGACGATAAAGGAAGCAAAACTCTATGAGGTTTCAATTTGCACGTTCCCTGCATATGAGGAAACAGAAGTAAGTGCAAGAAAAAATGATTATGGAAATATTAAAAAAAGAAATGTAGAGATGTGGAAGAAACAGACATTAAAAAAGCTGAAAGGAGAAAAATAAATGGCTTTAAAGAAATTATTATTGAGAAGTAAACTGGATGCAAAGAAAAAAAGCTTAGACGCACTGCAAACGAAGGATGAAGAGTTTTCAGTTAGAGAAAAAGAAATTGAAAGTGCTATTAATGAGATGGATGAAAATACATCAGCGGAAGACAGAACAGCGGTAGAAGAAGAAGCAGAAAAATTTCAGCGGGATAAAGATGAGCATGAAGATACAAAGAAAAAACTCGAAGAAGAGATTACGGGCATTGAGAGGGAACTTGAAGAAGAAGAAAAGAAAGATCCTAAGCCTGCTACAGAAAAGGATGAGCCTGCAGAAAGAAAGGGAGGAAATGGAATGGCAGTGAGAACAAAGTTTTTTGGTTTGACAAGAGAAGAAAGAGATCAGATGCTGACAAGGGAAGATGTGAAGGAATTCCTCAGTAAAGTCAGAACATGTATCAAAGAAAAAAGAGCTATTACAAATGTTGGATTGACAATTCCAGATGTTGTACTGCCACTTATTAAGCAGGTTGCAACGGAAGCAAGTAAATTAGTGAAATATGTATCTGTTCGTCCGGTATCAGGAACAAGCCGACAGAACATTATGGGAGAAATTCCGGAAGCAATCTGGGATGAGATGTACTCAGCTGTGAAGGAATTAGATCTTGCTTTTTACAACATGGAAATGGACGGATATAAAGTAAGTGGATACTTTGCAATTGCTAATGCGATCCTGGAGGATAATGATGTGAACCTTGCAACTGAATTAATCTCTGCAATCGGAAAAGCAATCGGAAAAGCATTAGATAAAGCGATTCTGTACGGGAAGAATGTAAAAATGCCGATGGGAATTGTTACATCTCTTTTATTAGCAGAAGCTCCGGCAGGATATCCAGAGACGGGAAGAAAGTGGGAAGATTTAAGCACCTCACATGTAATTACAGGAGCGAACGCTACAGGAACAAAACTATTCCAGGATATTACAAAGGCTACGGGAGTAATTGATAATGATTATGCAACAGGAAATATTGTATGGGTAATGAATAAAAAAACACATACAAAACTTATTGCTGAAGGAATTGGAGTAAATTCTGCGGCTGCAATTGTGGCAGGAGGTGCACAGTCAACTATGCCAATTGTTGGAGGCAATATCGAAGAACTGAAATTTATTCCGGATAATACAATAATCTTTGGATATTTTGAGAATTATCTTTTGGCGGAAAGAGCAGGCACGGTAATCGGACAGTCAGAACATGTCAGATTTATTGAAGATCAGACGGTCTTCAAAGGCACAGCACGTTACGATGGAGATCTGGCAATAAGAGAAGCATTTGCTGTATATGGTGTGGGAGGTGCACCTGTCACAGAAGCACCAAAATTTGCAGGAGAAGCATAGAAAGCGGGTAGGCATATTGGATGGAAAAAGAGTATAAACTTATGCTGCTAAAAAAAGATCTGCAGATGACAACAAAAGCGAATGATGAATATTTAGACTTTTTGTTATCAAAAGCAAAAGAACTAATGGAGAGAGAAGGGATTCGCGAAGAGGATACGAACGAATATGCAGGTATCCAAATTGATTATGCTGCATATCTTTTCAGAAAAAGGGCATCGGCACAGACTGCGATGCCCCGTTTCTTGCGTTGGGAAATGAATAATTTGTTGATATCACAGAAAGCAAGGCAAAAATGACATTTGATGATGGTGTTTTAAAAATTTATAAAGTGATAAATATTGCAGAAACAGGAATGAAACCAAAGTATGCTTTGAAGTTGAAGAGCAAACATTGCTTTGGATTTGAGACTGTCGGAATATCGAGATATTATACAGCATTACAGTCGAATGTACAGGTGTCGGACGTTGTGCATATATGGGAAGACAGAAAAATTACAAGTATGGATATATGTATCCTGGAAGATGGACTGCAATATAAATGTGCATTTGTGCAACATGTGATGGATGATGGTCTTAAAATTACAAGAATCACTTTAGAACGGTTGAAAGAAGATTATGGAATTTTCTAAAATTTATATGGTTCGAGATGCTTTAAAACGGGTGATGGATGATGTATTCCACTACGAAGCATACGAGAAAAAGAATAAGTATATAGTCTGGCAGGAAGAGACAGAAGCGAATTCTCATGTGGCAGATAATAAAAAGGATGTACAGGTCCTGCAGGGGAGTATTGATTATTTCACAAAAGAAGATGTGGATGAAAATGTGGATAAGATTCAAGCTTCACTGGAAATAATGGGGATATCTTTTCGTTTAAATTCTGTTCAATATGAAGAAGAAACAGGATATATACATTTTGAATGGATTTGGGAGGTGAGCTGAAATGGCTAAAATGTCTGTACAGGGACTGGACGAATATGCATTAAGATTATCGAATCTCAGCAAAAATACAGGACAGATAGTAAGACAGGCAGTGTATGAAGGTGCAGGAGTTGTTGCGGACAGTATAAAAAGCGGATTGAGGCAAATACCTGTAGATAATGGACGAGGCACAGAGGATAGAAAACTTCATGGAATAACGAATAGACAAAAAGCAGATTTAATAGATGCATTTGGATTGGCACCTATTGAGAATAGAGATGATTATATTCAGACAAAAGCTGGATTTTCCGGATATGGAAAAACAAAGTCTAAGAAATATCCAAATGGTTTACCGAATGCCTTGCTGATGCGTTCGGTAGAAAGTGGAACATCGTTCAGGCAAAAGACACCTGTAGTTCGAAAAGCAGTAAATAGAAGCAGAAAAGCGGCGGTACAGGCTATGGGAGATAAGATTGACGAACTCTGTAAAGAAGATATGAAATAAGGAGGAATATTATGGCTATAAAAGGATTATCAAAACCGGTTTGTGCAAACTATACAGCAGAAGGAAATACAGTAACATACTCAGATGTTTATGCAGCGGACAAAGCTGTAGAATATTCGTTTGAAGCAGATGTTGCAGAAGATAAAGATCTTTATGCGGATAACCAAGTGGCGGAAACAGCAGCAGGAAGATTTGTGTCGGGAAAGTTAACTCTGAAAACAGCAGATCTTCCCCCAGAACTTTCGAAGAAAATCTTAGGATTAAAAACAGCAACCAGACAAGTTGGAGAGGAAACGGTAACAGAAGTTATCTATGATGATGATCAGGCAGCTCCATACCTTGGATTTGGAATCATTGAGGAACATCAGATTGATAATAAGACAGGATATTTACCGGTTGTTTTCCCCAAAGTTCGTTTTTCCATTCCGGAAGATGCTGCAACAACTAGAGGAGATGAAGTGGATTGGCAGACAAAAGAAATCTCAGGAACTGTCGTACGATCAGATCAGGTAGATGACAACTATAATCATCCATGGAAAATTATGCCACAGAAAATGTACGCCACAGAAGCAGAAGCATTAAAGTATAATAATGCAGTTTTAGGAACGAGAGGTTAACAGGAGGCGTTTATGAAAAGACTTACATACATCGAAATTGTTGGTAAAATTTATCCTATGAGTTTTTCATTAATGGCAACAAAAAAGATAGCACAGAAATATGGAAGCGTTAAGGACTTTCTTAAAAATATAAATACAGAAGAATCAGAAGAAAAGACAATTTCGGTAATCTCAGAGGTATTAGAATTACTTATATCACAGGGATGTGCTTATAAAAATTATTTTGAAAAAGATGTTCCAGCACCAGATAATGCACCGATAATTGACGGAAAATGGACTCCGTTGCCTAAGGAAGCGTTAGAAATTGCTTTGGGGATTTCTGATCTGGCTATTGCAGCGGATAAGATTGCAGAGTGTATGGATGCAGGAGAGAAGAAAGAAGTTGAAGGAAAAGAGAATAAATCAAAAAACGTAGAAGCCGGGCAGGAGTAAAAACTTCTGCCTGGCTTGATTTATATGCAAGAAAAATAGGAATACCAGTAAAAGAGTACCTTGTCATGCCGATAGGAGAATTGAGTGATTTAATTGATTTATATTTGGCAAGTGAAGGAATGCAGGAACTCAGAGTAGCAATAAATAGTGGTGATTATATTCCGGATTTGAGGTGAGATTATGGCGTATGATATTGGCCCACGAATAGGCATTAAAGGGGAGCAAGAATTTAATAATTCAATTAAGTCTATCAACAATAGCTTAAAAGAGTGTGGTTCCGAGATGAACGCTTTAACAGCAAAATTTGCTGGGAACGAGAAGAGTCAGCAGGCACTTATTGCAAAGTCTGAAGTTATGCAGAAACAGTATGATGCTCAAAAGACGAAAGCGGAACTTTATGAGAAAGAACTTGTAAAACAAACTGCAAAATTAAAAGAACTTGCATCAGAGGTTCAAAATGCAACAGAAAAAACAGGAAAATCTTCTGCCGAAACTGCAAAAGCTGAAAATGCATTTAATAAGCAAGCTGAAACGGTATCAAAGCTAAAAGTTGCATTGAACGAAACAAGCGCATACATGAATAAACTTGAAAAGTCTATTAATGATAATACAACGGCACTTTCCGAGATGGAAAATGGGACAAGAGATGCAGAAACAGGATTATCAAAGGTAGATAAAGCAACAGAATCAACCGGAGAGAAACTGGATGAAATGTCGAAAAAAATTTCGGAAGGGAATTTGGTTGATGCAACAGAAAAGCTATCAGGTGTAAGTGATAAGATTAAGGATTTAGGAAGTAAAGCAGTAGATTCGTTTACGAATATGGAAGATGCGGCTGCTAAAGTAAACAGCCGCTTGGGGGATACAGGCGAGGAAGCTACCAAGAACGCAAAAATAATAAAAAATGTTTATGAAAGTGGCGTTGGAGACTCTATGGACACGGTGGCTCAGGCAATAATAACGGTTAAGGATAATATCAAAGACTTAAATGAAACAGAATTAACTGATATAACATCACAATCAATTACACTTGAAGAAACCTATGAAATGGATATGTCTGAATCTATTAGAGGAGTGTCACAGCTCATGAAGCAATTTGGACTTACTTCTGATGAAGCGATGGATTACATTGTAGCAGGAGCTCAGAATGGTTTAAATAAGACGGATGAATTAGGAGATAATATAGCAGAATATTCGCCAAAATTTAAACAGGCAGGCTATACTGCAAAAGATTATTTCGAACTTCTACAAAATGGCAGCGAGGGTGGTTCTTACAATCTTGATAAAGTAAATGATGCGATCAATGAGGTAACTAATAGATTAGGTGATGGAACAATAGAAGATTCTATCGGTTCTTTCTCTTCGAAAACACAGCAGCTATTTAAAGACTGGCAGGATGGACGAGCTTCGCAGAAAGATGTTATTGATTCTATCGTGTCGGATATAAAAAACTGTAAGAATCAGCAAGAAAAATTGAATCTGGCTACTACTGCCTTCGGGACTCTTGCAGAGGACGGAGGTGTAGAGTTTATTGAGTCATTAACCTCTGTGGGAAATACCTATGATGATGTAGGTGGGAAAGCAAAGAAAATGTCTGAGGACACAACAACTTCATCTACTAAGATGAAAGCGGCAATGAGAAAAGTGGAAGATGCACTGGCTCCGATGGGGGGAGCAATCGCAGGAATTATAACTGGCGTGACACCAGCAGTGGGAGCATTAGCTTCAGGAATAGAAAGTTTTTCGAAACTTCCTAAGCCATTACAGACAATCATAATAGCTATAGCAGGAGTGATAGCGGCAATTGGCAAGATTGCCCCAGTATTGGCAGCGCTGAAAGCGGTAGGAATTGTGTCAGCAATAACCAGTGTAGCTCCGGCAATAGGTGGAGCATTATTAGCAGCGGCACCAGTCGTTGGTGTGGTAGCAGGAATTGTGGCCGCAATAGTAGCGGTGGTTGCTGTAATAGAAAATTGGGACAAGATAACGTCGGCGGTAAAAGATACTGTAAAAAATGCAACAGAAGCAATAGGAGATAAATTTGATAACCTAAAAGAAAAAGTAGGCGAAAAAATAGAAGCAATAAAAGGATTCTTTGGAGACTTGAAAGAAAAAACCGGAGATTTAAAAGAGCAAGTAGGAACTAAAATAGGAGAAATGAAAGACGACTTTTCAACAAAAATAGAAGGAATGAAAAGTGCAGCTTCAGAGAAATTTGAACATATAAAACAGATTATAGCACAGAAGCAAGAAGAGAATAATATAGCATCTAAAAAGAAACTTGCAGACATGACGCAAGCATATAAAGATGCTGGAGGTGGAATTAAAGGGCTGGTAGCAGCTTATGGAACAGGAGTGAAAGACGAATTTAACACTTGTTATACAAAGATTAATCAACTGACAGGTGGAAAATTAGATGAGATTAAAAATAAGTTCAGCAATAAGCTTTCCAATACAAAAAGTACAGTAGCAGATAAACTTTCCGATATTAAGGGAAAATTTGATTCTTTGAAATTAAAATTTCCATCTATTAGCATACCTAAAATAAAGCTTCCGCATTTTTCAATAAGTGGTGGTTTTTCTTTAGATCCAATAGGAGTACCGAGTATATCCGTTTCCTGGTATAAAAAGGGTGGTATTTTATCTGGAGCACAATTGTTTGGCAGAATGGGCAACTCCTTTCTTGGAGGAGGAGAGGCTGGAAAAGAAGCAGTGCTTCCATTAGATAGTTTTTATGAAAATTTAGAAAATATAATGGAAAGAGCATTAAAAACACTCTTTTTTGATTATAGTAATATTCCTGTTCCGCAGTCAGCCACTTATGTAAAAGTGTATGTTGGCAATGAAGAGTTTCGTGATTATATCGTTGAAACATCAGAACAGGGATTTACAGAAAAATTAGATGCAAGGAATAAGATGAAAGGATGGTAGGATGCAAGAGTATGACATGGAATATGCTGGTATAAGAGCAAAAGATATTGGATGCTATGTCATGCAGCGTCCAGATATACCAGCAGGTAAAAAAAACTATACCGTCATAGAGATTCCTGGAAAAGATGGTTCTCTTTATATTGATGACGGAACGGTATCAGATATAGAAATTTCGATTGAACTTAATTTTATGACATTACCTCAGCAGTGGTCTGAAAGATATAGAGATATAAAGAGCTGGCTACTTAGTCCATTGGGAATATTGAGATTTACAGACGATGAAGGCTATTTTTATAAAGTTAAGAAGGTAGAGATAAGCGATGTAAAGAGAAAAAATAGAGAAATAGGAACAATAACCGCTATATTTACATGTAGCGGTTATATCTATAGAGAGGATGGATTAAATGAATATGAGATAGAAGATGTACTGCAAAATAACTATGCATTAGCACATCCGACGTATATTATATCCGGAAATAATAATGCAACACTGACAGTCAACGGAAATAAATTTTATGTAAATGTAGGACAAAACTGTCGGATTGATACGGAACGAATGATTACATATCGTGAATTAAATGGAGAAATGATGAATACCTACGTAAATGGAGACTATGAAGATCTGTATCTAAAACCTGGGGAAAATATGATTTCTGTTGTAGGAGCAGAAATGAAGATCATACCTAACTGGAGGTGCTTGTAATGATTCAGATTTATGATAAAAATACTATCAAACCTATGACAAATGGAAAAATGGTATTATTACCAAACTCGTGTAAGCTCCAGGCAACACTAAATGGAAGTTGGATCTTAAATATGAACCATCCGATGGATTCAGAAGGAAGGTGGAAATATATAGAGGAAGAGTCTATTTTGTCGGTACCTACTTTTATTGGAAAAGGGCAATTATTCCGAGTGAATAAGCTGACAAAAAAGGATTACAGCATTGACGTAGTTGCATATCCGATATTTTTTGATGCTGCAAAAGAAGTTTTCCTCGAAGATGTAAGACCTACTATAAAAAATGGACAAGAAGCTCTTGATATTATGACTAGCGGAACAAATTTCGAGGGAAAATCGAATATCTCAACAAGCTCAACGGCATATTTTGAACGAAGAAATCTTCTCGATGCCATTTCTGGTTCAGATGAGCCTACATTTTTGCAAAGGTGGGGTGGAGAAATTCTTTATGATAATTATAAGATTATCATAAATGAAAGAGTGGGAGGAAATTATGGAGCAGAGATACGATATGGTAAAAATATAGATGGGATTACATATACAGTTGATATGTCAGATGTTGTTACCAGGATCGTTCCAGTGGCATATAATGGACGAACGATAAACGGAAATATATTTGTAGATTCCGAAAACATTAATAAATATGCCACAGTATATACAAAAGAAATTGTGTTTGAAGATGTCAAACTGAAACAGGATATACAAGGAGAACCTGACGAGAATGATATTGTATGTGAAAGCCAAAGTGATTTAGAAAAGGCATTAAAAAAGAAGTGTAAAGAACAATTTTTGGAAGGAATTGATTTGCCGGCCGTTTCAATAGAGATAAATATGATTAAGATATCAGATACGAATGAATACAGTGATGTAAAAGCAATCGAAATGATTGGTCTTGGAGATACGGTTAAATGCCGACATAAAAAACTGGATATTACAACAGAGGCTAGAGCAATTGAAATCGAATGGGATTGTATAAAAAACACTGTCTCATCTGTGAAATTAGGAGATACTGCACAGACGTATTTTGAAAAGGTGTCTTCAGCAGTTGATGCAATTAATAGCATTGTAAACTCACAATCAAAAACTGTTATGGCAGAAAAGATAAAAGGCGTACTTAATGCAATCAATACACAGCTAAGATATCAGAAAAATGTAGCACAGAAACAGGATGTAAGAGCAATTTTGTTTGAGGATACAGATAAAGAAAGTTCTACATACGGTGCAATGTGCTTGGGCACACAAGGCTTTCAGATTGCAAATACAAGAACCCAGGACGGAAGAGACTGGGATTGGAAGACAGCATTTACGGCTGAAGGCGGATATGCAGATACGCTTATATTAGGAATTCTTAGCGATAGGACAGGAAAAAACTTCTGGAATTTAAACACTGGAGAATTTCAGTTGGCCTCATCAGTATCAGTTGATGGCAAAGGAACTCTTAAAACATTAGCAGAAGATTCCTTAACGCAGGAACAGATATTTAATTTATTGACAAATAAGGGAGCGGTTAAGGGAATTTATAAGATAGGGAACGAACTTTATATAAATATGAGCTATATAAAAGCGGGGACAATGGCGCTGGGCGGTTCACAAAATGATAAAGGTGTATTAGAAATTTATGATGAAAACGATAAATTGAAAGCAGTCATGAATAAGGAGGGCATACAGCACTACGATGCAGGCGAAACAGTACCATATCATTATAGAACGGAGCATTGTGAGCTACATTTAAAATACAGAGATTTCGCAGGGGGAGGCAAAGAAGTCTGTACTGCGACCGTGGAATTTATGTTCGCTGAAACTACATTATCAACAGAATTCTTAAATTACTGGATGAAATACGGCTCTAGTGCAATGAAGATAACAGCAAGTATAAAAAAAATTGATTCTCCAGGAGCACCAAGCTCAAGCGGAATCTATGCGCTTGGAACATTTGGGGTTGGAGACATCGAATTATATTTTGATGATATCAGAACCCCTTGCATAAAGGTAAATGTGGAGTGCTCATATATCAATTATGGATTCAATAATCTTTCTCCGCGTTATATCGCACCAAATCAACTTTATCTTGACGTAGATATTGTGTATTGAAAGAAGGTGAAAAAGTGAATAGTAATATTGTTTTTGCGGTTTTTGCTGGAAACAATACATCAGTCATAGCTAGCCATGCCTGGCAATACGATTATGGGCAGATACTGAGGATACAGGGCTTACATTTACCTGCTGCAGTTGAGGTACATTTTGCTATCGAGGACGAAGAAACATCGACAACCCGGGTGGGAGTTACAACAAATGATATTACAGACGTTGTTATACCGGATAACTGCCTTGAGAATGCAGATACGATAGAAAGTTATAACCTGTACGCTTACATTTATTTAACAACAGATCAGGCAGGAGGGACAGGGTATAAAATTACAATCCCTGTTAAAACCCGTGCAAAACCGGAAACTTTTGATGGTCCAGGAGAGCAAGAACTTTTCAAAGAAGCAATCAAGGCGGTAAATAATTCGGCAAATAGTGCTACACAATCGGAAAAGGTCGCTGAAGCTTGGGCACATGGACATAAAGATTATCCTGATCAGGACAAAGACAATGCAGCATATTACGCAACCGAGGCTAAAAATGCTGCTGCAAGTGTATCGGGCCGGGTTGCAGAAAGCAAGAAAGAAATTGATAACTATGTAAAAGAAAAAGAAGAGGCGTTAAAAGGCGAGACAGGAAATGTTTATTTCGCAGCGTTTAAGGTTGTAAATGGGAGGCTGATTATGTGTTCAGACCCAAATGTGGATAAGGTTTGCTTTCATAGAGAAGGTAGCCGATTAAAATACAGATTAGCCTTGTGAAAAAGGAGTGAGAAAAGATGTCAAGTACGGAAAACAACTATGTTAATACCGATTTGGGAAATGTCGCCTTAAATTCATGCGGAGAATATAATGCAGATTCTTCGTATGAATATCTTGATACGGTAAATTATGAGGGTGGGTCATATTTTTGTAAAGTAGAATTCCCTAAAAAAATTTCCGGAATCGCACCAAAAGCGGGAGTAAGTACAGAATTTTGGCAACTATTAACCATACCGGGAGACGCAACTTCAGAATATATTAAATTGCATGATGAAGTGGTTAATAAAGCGAAACAGGTTGAAACGTCCAGGACGGCTGTAGAGCTGTCTCAGCAGGAGGTTGAAGCCGCACAGGCAGATGTGAGCCAGATGCGGCAGGATACGCAAGAAGCAGCAGAAGAAGCAGCATCTAGCCGAGATAGTGCGGCGGGCTATGCTCAGTCGGCCGAAACAAGCAGAACGGCGGCTAAGGAGTCTGAGGATAATATTAATGCACAAGTGACAGAATTTGACACACATGTTGCAGAGAAAACGTCTGCGGCAGAAACAGCGATTACAGAAGCAAGGCGGGCGGCAGTTAATGCCGTATCTACAAAACAGGATGATGCCACGCAGGCTGTGACAGATGAAGGCGATAAGCAGATAAAAAATGTAGAGGACGCCGGAACAGAGCAGGTTGGCAAGGCCAAAAGTGCAGGGGAAAGTGCAGTGAGTGCGGCAGGTGCCGCTGGAGTGTCAGCGGTTAATGCAGTCAAAGCACAGCAAACTGCATCCATTAAAGCAATACAAGAAGCTGGTGAAAATGCTTTGCAAAACATCAGTAATGGTGTAGATAAGGGTTTATCCGAAGAAGGTAAAGCTGCAGATGCAAAGGCGACAGGAGAGGCGATAAGTAATCTAACGGAAGATACTACTGCGCTGCAGAAGCGCCAGAATGTGCTTGTTGGAAGCGAGACAGGCAACCCGGTAAGCTGTGATGACGCATATTCTGCCCCGCTGTGCGGCCTGACTGTCTACGGCAGAAGTACGCAGGACGGCACCCCCACACCGGAGGCCCCTGTGCCTATTGTGAGTGCAGGTGACGGCGGGAGTGTGGCGGTGAATGTGACGGGAGCAAACATGCTAGAGGGCACTAAACCCGGTGTGAAATCTACCGTATACGGAATAACTTACACTATAGATGAAAATGGCGTTTCAATTACTGGTACGGCTATCAAAACTTTTAACATAGTCTTACACGACGATACGAATCACCGTTTAACTCGTGGTATTTACTACCTAACGACTAGGGGGCTAAGTCCTTCTGTTATGCTCAACTTCTATTTCATCGGGAAATTTTCCTCTGATGTGCAGAACCAAAAAGTAACGATTGCCAGAGACTCGGAATTTTCACTCGCCCTGCAAATCTTAAAAGGTGCAACGTTAAATACCACTATTCAAGTGTCTTTAACGAGAAACAAAATGACCACTTACTCCCCCTACCGTGAACAGCTCCTCACCCTGCCCACCCCCAACGGCTTGCCCGGTATTCCTACCACGTCCGGCGGCAACTACACGGATGAAAATGGGCAGCAATGGATTTGCGATGAGGTGGACTTAGAGAGAGGGATGAAGGTGCTGAGGATTGATAAGGGTGCTTTCGATGCTACCAAAGCGCTGGCTGAACAAAACGTGATTCGTGACACCTACATCGAAACCCCGCTCACCCCTGCTGAAATTGCCGCCTACAAAGCGCTGACTACCTACGCTCCCGACACCGTGGTGCAAGCGAGCGATGGCGCTGGCATCAAGCTGGACTACCAGCGGGACGTAAATCTCGTCGTCAAAAATCTTGAGGACGTCATTGCGTCCATGACTACCACCTAAAGGAGATATACATTATGGCTATCAAAAGTAAAGCGCGGCACGACCTGACATTGCGCAGCATCAAGCGCGAAATTGCTGCGGGCAGAGATATGGCCTGTTGGCTTGACAAGGCTTACAGTCATCTGGACAATGGATTGCTGACTGAAGAGGACATTGCCGAGGTGGAAGCCTTGGCACAGGCGTATTATGATGCGCTGGATGCCGAGGACAGCAAAGAAGAGGCCACAGATGATACAGAGACAGTCAGCTAAAGAGGGCATAACATTAATAATATTATTAAGGTTAATAAAATTAATAATAAAACATAGCAAAAAAGAAAGGGAGTCGTTCAAACTCCCTTATCTTTTAGCCACTGTTCCATTGCTTTTCTTACACACCAGCTGACACTTCTTTCTTCACGTGTGCAGTATTCCTGGAGGCGTTGAAATTGCTCTGGATCAAAGCTTACGGATTGCCTGACGGCTTTTTGGCTTTCTTCTTTTCTTGGTCTTGCCATATTACTACCTCCGTATATTTTTGATTATAATAGTAATAATGTTATGTTGCAAGAATAAAGATTGAGGTTAAGGCTTGTGATAGATGCTTCTTTTGCTGTATAATGACGGTGAAAGGAGTTGTTATATGCCAAAAAATAAAATGAAGAGTGGGACATTTATTGCAATGTGTGTGGTGACTGTGTTATTTATCGTTATGCCATTATTTTTGCAAGTGTCAGTTATTAGAAATGCTATAGCATGGATTCTATCTGGTTTAAGATATCAGGAGTATAAAAGTGCATATTTGGGACTCGTAGGTGGACTTCTAGGAAGCTGGTTAGCCATTACAGGAGCTATTTATACTCAACGTAAATTTGACCGGGAAAAAGAGGAAAAAAGAGCAATCGAAGAGAAAAGGGCAAAGGAGATAGATAAGGAGAATATTAAAGAAATATGCAGAGAAATGCTGTGGAGTGAGATTCGGCAAAATGATAATTCATTAAGCTGCGATAATGGTAATTTTATAAAAGCAATTATGGAGAAAAACGATTGCTATTTTTATAACAGAGATAGCCATAGGATAACTACTGACAATTGGAATTTTATCATAGATAAAGTTATTAGCATGGATCTTGAATTAGCGATAAAATTGATGCATTTGTATAAATATTATGAATTTATGACGGATTTTGATGGAAGCGCGGACTCTGCATTTACAAAAAGTCAGTTAGATTTTAGCAAATATAAAGAATGTTATCAGGATGTTGTAGAATATTTAGAATTTCCGTGGGCGAATGATTGAGAAGAAGGGTTTTCTTCTGAAAATCAAAAAGCGTAATAAGTTATACGCAAACTGGATTTCAAAAGAGAGAAAGAAAAGATCCCAAACTCCTTGAACAAATGCGAAGCATTTTTCACTAGGGATGATTTTAGGAAAAGGAATTTAAAAAAGAAAGGGTAAAATCCGACTTGTGTGATTTAAAATCACTCATATATGTGCCAATAAATCGCAGATATAACTGTGAAAAGAAATCACATATATAGAAGCGAAATAAATGCACAGGTATATAAGTGAAAAAAAGCCACAGATATAGCAATGAAATAAAAGCACACATATAAGAGTGTATTTAATGCACAGATATATGTGTGCTTTCTTTTCGCAAAAGTAGGTTAAAGTTTCTTCTAAAAATTTCGAAAAAATAAAATATGTCATGATACTCATGTAAACAAAAAACGGAGCTGAACTCCCGACTTGCAATCAAACAGTTCAGCTCCTTACCCACAAAGGCACAGATAGTATAACATATACTTCTGCCTTTGTGTAGCTGCAAAGGAGGAGTTTTTATGCAAGAGCAATTTGTTAATGAGTTCATGGCAAAAGTAACTGATTTGATTTCAGATGCTGATTTAAACATCGTGTATAGGCAATTAATGATTCATGTCTCTGAGTATGAGGTTCGAAAAAAGAGCACAGAGGTTGTAATTTATGAGGGCTATTTGCCAGAGTGCTACGAGGTATTTTTTGTGACCCGGAAAATTGAGGGAATGAGTATGAAATCCCTGGAACTTTATAACATGGTTTTAAAGCATTTCTTCTACTGCCTTAATAAAAAGATTGAAAAAATAACAACAAACGATATCCGGGTATATCTGTATAAGGTCCAACAGGAAAGACAGCTTAGTAACGCAACCTTGGATAGTAGACGCACGATCATACATTCATTCCTAGAATGGGCGGCAAATGAGCAATACATAGGAAGCAACCCTTGCCGGAGCATCCGGCCAATTAAATACGAACGTCCGAAACGGAATCCTCTGACGGCAATAGAGCTAGAGATGCTTAGAAACACCTGCCAGACAATTCGAGATGCTGCGATCATAGAGTTTTTATATAGCACCGGTTGCCGCGTAACAGAGATGGAACGGGCAGATATTACAGATGTAGACTTTGCTAAAAAAGAAGTACTATTGTTCGGAAAAGGCAATAAACACAGAATCTCTTATATCAATGCCAGAGCTGAATTAGCATTGAAAAAATATTTAGAAATTAGAGAAGACGATAGTCCGGCATTATTTGTATCAGAAAGAAAGCCACATGGCAGGATTAAAAAGGCTGCAATAGAAAAGCGTGTGCGCCAATTAGGAGAAATGTCTCAGATAGGCAGGAGGGTATATCCTCACTTAATTCGGCATACAACGGCTACAGACGGGCTATTTCGAGGAATGCCAGTGGAAGAGGTACAGAAGCTATTAGGACATGTAAATATCACAACAACAATGATATACGCAGAGGTGTCCGAAGAAAACACGAAAAATGATCATAAGAAATATATCGTATAAAGGAAAACAGCCCCTTGCGGAGCTGCTTTTTAAAATATGAAAAAATCATGACCTAAGCGAAAGAGGTCATGCAGATATAATAACACATTCTATATGATACACAATGGTATTTTTTAATACTGTTGTGTATTTTTTGTTCTCTAAGGAGGTGGAAAAAGTGAGAATAGTAGCAACAAAAAACAGGAAAAGAAAAAAGAAATTCCCATGGCGAATCGTGCTAGATAACGGAAGACAGATTTCGGTGCCATCGCAATACAATTTCAAAAGCGATTTTATTAGAACGCATGGCTGTAGTTTGGTAGCGTTTTATATGGCACTGCGATACAAAGGTATTAAAAAAAATATGCAGCAGTGCCTTGCGTACTGTAGGAAGAAATTGAAACGTGGTGCAAAGTACCCACTGACAGAGATTGCGAGAGGAATCAATATGATCTGCCCTGGAAAGCCTGCAGTCTATCACAAAAGCATGAGCAATGACAAATTGGAAGTGCATCTAAAAAAAGGACATATGATTTTGTTTGAAGAGGGATCGCCCATCCACACAGTTGTATTACTGAGAGATTTAAAGACAGGAAAAGTATGGAGATTCTCTGATGGGTGCAAAAACGTAACGACAGTCGAAAAAGAAAACAAGAAAAAATGTACGAACGAGAAGTACAAAGGAATAGTAATTGTAAAGTAGGAGGAAATGGAGATGGATGCTATTATGTTACCTTTATTAACTTGTTTATTTATTGTGTTTGATTCAATCAGTGGAAATATTTCTGCTTGTGCTAATCATATCTGGAAGTCGTCAGAGATGCGTAGGGGATTGTATCATAAGTTTGGTTCGATCCTTCTTGTTGCCCTGGCTTACTTGATTGATTACGCTCAAAGATTTGTAGATTTAGGATTTCAGATTCCGATTGCTGCCGGGGTATGTACATATATTATTCTGATGGAATTAGGCAGTATAGTTGAGAATATCGGAAAGATTAATCCGGATTTATTACCGGCACAGATTCGCAAAATCATTGGATTAGACAGAAAAGAGGACTGATAATATGAGAAAATTAATTGATGTATCAAGTTATAACGGAGTCGTAAGCTGGGGGAAGGCGAAGGCATACGGTTGCCAGGGGGCTATATTAAAAATCATTAGAAAAGATTTAGCAAGAGACAAGCGGTTTAACACAAATTATGCAGCTTGCAATAAAAACAAAATCGACTGGGGAGTATATAATTACTCCTACGCAACTACAGCCGCAAAAGCTAAAAACGATATGGAACTTGTCTGTGATATTCTTGATAAGATTGACAAAACACATTTTGTCTATGGTGTGTGGTTTGACCTGGAAGATAAAGTGCAGGCAAGCCTAAGTAAAACAAAGATTGCCGAAATCGTTAACGCTGCACAACAGGTTGTAGAAAGTCGAGGATATACTTTTGGAGTTTATACCGGGAAAAGTTATTACGAGGAGCATATTGACCGGAAACAGATTAAGTGCCAGAACTGGTGGATTGCCCGTTATTATCGTGGGGATGCTCGTATGCAGATTGCTGCGAACCCTAATGAAGAGTATAAACCGACTATGGCTAATATTGCATGGCAGTACACATCTAAAGGACGTTTTCCGAAGACGATTTCAAACGGTAACAGCGGAAACTTTGACTTAAATGTACTTTATGAAGAGCCAGTGAAGAAAAAAATTGAAGAAAATACAAAGAAACCTGTTAAGAAAAAGATTGTATACTATCCACGCTATAAGGGAAAATCTAGTTCAATTGTAGATGCTCTGAAATCCTTAGGCATCAATCCTTCGAAGAGTAACCGCAAAAGGATTGCAGTCTTAAACGGGATTAAAAATTATACCGGTACTGCCACACAAAATACAAAGTTGCTTAATTTATTAAAACGAGGTACACTTATTAAGTGTAAATAAACTATTTGAAGTGAAGAAAGCAGTTCGAAGGTGGCAATGCCACCCATTTGCCACCGAGTCAATACGGCTAAATAATACTTATAGAAACTAAGATGTTAAACAACTTGAAAAAAGTAGTATTTTAGCTAGTAAATGAGTCTTTGAAAAGCTATTGAAGACTTTGCTTGAACATAAGCAACAAACGGTGCACGTGGAGACGGTCTGTTTACTACATCGGGCGAATATGTAAAAGTCCTTTGTTTTAGCCACTTTACGAGATATATGACCTTCTCGCAAACCGGTAAAAAAGGCAGAAAAAAGCAGGTGAAGAACAGCATAGAAGTATCTGTAGTTCTGCATCTGGTAACAGGGGACACATCCGACAATCCGTAACATTTTTTATTAAATATCATAATTAAGAACCGAAAGGACGCTTGTTTTCAGCATTTCTGAAAAATGAGCGTCCTTTTCTTTTATCCAATTACAAAGGAGGAATAACACATGAAAAGCACATTTGAAAAAATGGGTGGAACCTACACACTTGGCGCAGATGGAATTTACTATCCGAATCTTGTCAGTACAGATGAAGAACCGCATTATGGAAAATATGGAATGATGCGGAAAACGTATCTGAAAGAGCATTGTCCGGCAATGTATTCACTGTATATGTTGGAAGACAGACTGACAGAACATCTGAATGCTGTGGATGATGAAGCACAGGAGAGAATGGATATTCTGGTGTGTCAGATGATAGAGCGGCAAGGCATTACGGAAGAATTGAAAGCTCCTTCGGGAGCTTTTGGGTATAATCAATGGTCTTGAGGGTTTGCCGAACTAATTGAGGGTCAGTCGTGAGGGACTGGCCCTTTTTGAATGCCAGTTTTTGAGAGTTTGGTGCTAGAATACACAAAGGTGTAGCATCTATACCAAAACTATTTGCCGATTTTTGTATGATTGACTCGACTTATTATTTATTTGTCGTATAATGAAAGCATAAAAATTATAAGGAGTCATGGTCGTGGGTAGAGGGAATGATGCAATACCAACATGGAGTGGGTTTAATTATCAAGGAAAAATGATGCTATTGTATGTCTTAGAGTTAATAAATCAAATAGCAAAAGATAAAAATAAAGATATAGGCACCTATTCTGTTGAATTAGAAAAAACGGAAGATTTTTGTATTATTTGCAATTCGGAATATAGATCATTTCATCAGGTTAAGGCATATTTGTCTAAAGATAAATGGAATAGTTATAGTGAAGCGATGGACAAATTGTTGAAACATAGGGCTGAATCAAATAATCCAGCAGCAAAATGTTATCTTACAGTTGCAAGGGAAATAAAGGATTGGGATGATGCATCTAATACATACAATGTAAGTGTTGAACTATATAAAAGGGCATCAAAAATAGTTGGTGTATGTGATGTTAGAAATGAAATAAATACGGAAATCTTAGCATATTTGAGAAGTAAAGGATATTCGGACAAGACAGAAGAAGTTGTATATGGAGAACTATGTTTGTTTTTAGATGATAGTATCGCAAGAATGCACAAGCAGGATTTTAAAAAAAGAAAATATATAATAAAATTTTCAGATATTGTAGGAGTTATGGAGTCTGCTATTGGCAAAGAAGATGTGCGAAAAGAATATTTTTTGAAAGAAAAAATTTACGAATATGTTATGCAGAATATTGAGAAGGCTTTAAATAATTTATGTCAAGATGAATGTGACACTTCTTTAGAAAACTGTAATAGAGTATGTGCTGCTAAATGTGGATATGAAAAAATGACTGGAATTGTTGATTATGGTCGGTTTTGTAAATTACTCAATCCGAGTAAAGTAGATGAGTGGGATAACGAATTGAACTTGGTAGAAAATCTTTCAGTTGATAAAATTCAAAGTGAAATCTATGAATTGCTGTATAGAAGCGGTACTCCAGAAAAAATTATGGGGAATAATTGTGGAATATATTTACAATCAAAGTATTCACAAGCGCCAAGCAAACAGGTCATACCTACATTTTTAGATCTTACACGTGGTGCTAGAAAAGAGCGGGCATTACAGAATATTTTCCAAAATATTATTAATAATACAGACATTATTGATATATTGGCAGGAAATAGTATTACGGTTATTCCGGGAAGCTATTCAGGAACTTTATCCCAAGCACAAATTACATCTGGCTGGAAAAGTAGTGATCCAAATAAAGTGGGTGAATATTATAGAGATATAGAATTGATTTCAGCTCAGGAACTGAAGGAGAAATTTGAGCAAAATGGAGGTAATCATGATTAATACTATGTTGGATATAATCCGTTTATTAAACGATGGAAGTATTGTACCGATGCAAAAAGATGAAGATACAAAGATTGACTTGTATAATGAAAAAGTACAATTGTTTGTGGACACATCTGGAGAAAAAAGTAAGTATTACTATTTTTCAGAATTTGAGATAGATGATGAAAATCAGGATAATTTAGCAGAGATAGAAGATGTGGCATTAAATAGCGATGCATACACAGTCATAGAAAAACCGACACCAAGCGATTCTTACATGATATTATTCTGGAAGGTGGGGGGTATAGAGGAAAGACTATATCCAGATATTATAAAAATTGAAGAAAATGAATTCTTTTATAAAAAATATGTGTTCTATTATACAGAAAAAGAACTGCAATGTTTCAAAAAATGGTGTAGCTCATTGAAAACTAATGGAAAACCGATGCTTGATACAGTATTAGAAGAAGTACAGTTGTTGAATGATGAATCGGAGCAAGTACAATTTCTGACGCGTTTATTAAGCAAAGTTCCATTTTTTAACCCAATCTTTCCAAAAGCAGTTATGAATGACTTTGGTGAAATGGTGAGACAAAAGATAGATGGAATACGGAAACAAAAAAAGAATGTTGAAATGATAAATGATATGTTTATACGCTCAATAGAAGAAACATCTTTTAATGTAGAAGTATTGTCCGATATGATATATCAAAAAATATTGGAGGAGTAATTGGATGGGGTACACATTTAAGAGCCTATGTATTAGAAATTTTAAGTATATTACAAATAATAAACCTTTAAAATTTGATTTTATGAATAGTAATATTGTAATTTTAGATGGTCAAAACGGATATGGTAAGACGACATTATTTGATGCTATTGAAGTTTTGGTGACTGGGAAAATAAAGCATTTTAACCCTAGTTTGCAAAATAGAAAGACAGAAACATTAGGAATACTGGCAAATGATGTAAATAAAGATATAGTTATCTCAGCAATTTTAGTCTCTGATGTTTCAGATGAAATACGTGTAGAAAGAAAACTTTTATGCAAAAATGAATTTCAGAGTATGATCACACTTAATAATCAAGAAGTTAGTCAAAAAGAATTGTATGACAAATTTCATCTGAGTTCCAATATGTTTGATATAGGGACATATATTTCTCAAAGTGAATCTTTGGACTTCTTACAAAATAAGTATAAAAATAGAAAAGATGCTGTATCCTCTCTTTTAGATGACACCGAGATAACTGATAAAATTCAAATGTTAAAATCGGTTCAAGAGCATATTCTTGGAAGAGTAGAAAAAGAAATTAAGGATAAAGAAAAACAAATAGATAAAATAAGTCAAAAAGTAAATGAGATAAAACGTCAGACAGATCACATTATTATGAAGGCGGAACTGCCTGGGGAAAATATACGATTATTTGACGAAGTTGAATATGAATTTGATGTCATAAAATTAGATCAGGGTGTTACATATGAGACCGTTATTCAGCAACTTAAACAAATTGAAGGATTTATAGAAAATTATGATGAGTACCTTCAATACAAAGATAATGCTATCATAGGGGAGTTGAAAGCATTACCGAGACAGTTATATATGGCATTGTTTTATCGACAAGAGATTGAATTACTTAATAAAAAAGAAAGTCTCATAAAAGCGTTAAATAAGAGCAAAGAGTTATTAGCGAATTATAGCAACAATGTTTGGTCAGTTGATGAAACATTGTTCAATAAGATTAAAATAAAACCAGAAATTATAACTCAAATAAAAACATTATTGTTGAACCAGAAAAAAGAACAAAGTCAACTGGATGATGCTGATAAAGTTCTGGCACAGATGACAAAGGCAAGAAGGGGACTTATTAAAGAATTTTATAATGCTGCGGAGTCTGGAAAGTTTGATAAAAATAAATGTCCATTATGTGGAACAAATTTTTCAGATATAAATTCAGCTATTATAGAGACAGAACAATTTATTAAAAATATTCACACAGATGGGATAAAAATAATAGAAGATATTGAAACACAAATAATAAATTTGTTTCAAAAAGAGATTATTCCTGTGTTGAAGGTATTTCTTGAGGAAAATAAAATACTAATAAAAATGGACGATACTTTATCAGGATGTAAAGCTCTATCGGTGGAAAGATTACAACAGTTGCTGTATAGGGTAAAAATATTAGAATTTAAATCTCAAGGAATAGAAAAATTTGATATTGAAGAATTTTCTCAACAATATGAAAACTTATTAAAAGAACTTCAAGAAAAGGAAGTTCCAAATAAAATTATTTTTCAAGAAAAGCAAGTTGAATTGTATAAATCCATTCACAGAACATATTATCATAATGAAAAACCATATCACACAGTGGGAGAGTTACAAAGCAAGGAACAATATGTTGCGAAGTTATTTAATGATAGTCTTTCTCTGCAACTTTCAACGGAAGAGACTCAACTAAGAAAATTAAAAAGAGATTGTGAAGAATACAAAAAGAAAACAGAGGATATGACAGATGCAATAAAAATATTAATTAGTAAATATGAAGATGCCAATAAAGAATATCAAACACAGCTTCTTAATGCGATTAAAATTCCTTTAATGGTATATAGCGGAAGGATTATACAAAATTATCCGCTGGGTTTGGGAATCAGAGCGATTATTAAAACTAATCAATTAGTATTTGAAGCAGCGTCTAAGAGTGGAAGTGATGTTTATAATATTTTGAGTACAGGACAATTAAATGGTCTTTCAATTGCGCTGTTACTTTCAATAAAAAATGTGTATGGAGATACGAAAGGATTAGACATTTTACTGATAGATGATCCACTTCAAACAATTGATGATATTAGTGCCATTTCGCTTGCAGATTTGTTGACACAGCAGGGAATAGGACAAATTGTACTGTCTACACATGAGGAGACAAAAGCAGCATTGCTACGATATAAATTTAAACATGCAGGAATGAGTGTTCGGGAACAAAACATGCAAGCACTTTATATGAAAACAGTAACAGAAGAATAGAAAAAGAGAGAAAAGCTATGCATTGGATTATCCGTATGCGGACTTTATCTATATCACGGTATTGCTTCCAGAAGAGAAGTATATCACCCAGACAGGAAATGAATTAGCCATGTATGCCGCCAATGATGCAAAGAAGGGCGAGGACAAGCAGATAAAAGAATACATTGATAAAAATATTTTGAAAGAAAATGATATGATTAATGTGTTTTCTGTATCGGACATGAAAGAGAGCTTTCAGCGGTATGTCAGTAAATATTATATGATCGGTAGTTTTCTTGTCGTTATTTTAGCTTTTATTGGCATTATGAATTTCTTTAATACAACAGCAACTTCTGTAATTAGCAGAAAAAAGGAACTGGCACTTTTGGAAGTTATGGGAATGACGAAAAAGCAGATATCGAAAATGTTGGTGGCTGAGGGTTCCTATATTTGGGAGGCACATTTATGCTTACAGTATTGTTAGTTGTGTTTGGAGCAAAGTAGATTTTAGCAAATACGCTCGGTACGGCATTTTTCTTCCGGCTACATCTTACGATAGTGCCATGTGTGTTTATGATTCCAATTTTGGTTGGGATTGCGTATGTGATACCTGAATAATCTGCAAACTTAAGTACCTGTTTTGGCGTGGAGAATTCGGTAGCAGTTTCGGTAACAATCGGACATCTGATGATGGCTCAGATTGATGATGATGAGTTACCTGGATTCAAAGAGTATATACAGAGTAGAAATGGTATGGATTTTATTTCATCTTCAATGATGTTGTCTGCTGTGGATGCAAAACTCCGACTTGAAATGGGGGAAGAGAAGATGCTTTCGGAGATATTAGAACCCCTTAGAGACAGATATAATGTAATTATCATTGATACTGCACCGACACTTGAAGCACTTAACATTAATGCACTTGCAGCGGCAGATGAAGTGATTATCACTGTAAATCCACAGTTGCTTGCAATGATGGGATTACAGGACTTTCTCAAGACAGTGAAAAAAATAAGAGCCAGAGTAAATGACAGACTTTCTGTTGCTGGAATCTTGTTGACGATGTATGATGCAAGAACGAATCTGTGTAAGGTTATTACAGAACCGGTTCGTGATACTTTTGAGGGACAGATACGAATCTTTGAAAGCAGGAGAGTCGGTTTATTATTCGGAGCCGCTTATTGAGTATGCTCCGGAGTCTAATGCAACCAAAGCATATAAGAATTTGGCAAAGGAGTTGATTAATTATGAAGGCGAAAGCAAATAAAAGAAGGTGAATCTGCTGACAGAGGATACTTCGGCGCAGACCACAGAGGTTAAGGCAGAGAATGACATAGAGCAGATTGCAATTGATTCCATAAAAGCATTCCATAATCATCCGTTCCATTTATATGATGGAGAACGCCTTGATGATATGGTGTAGAGTATTCGTGAACATGGTATTTTGAATCCGGTTATTGTGCTTAAAACGGATGATGGATATGAAATGCTTTCTGGTCATAACAGAGCTAATGCTTCAAAGATTGTAGGACTTTCTGAAGTTCCGGCTATTATAAAAGTTGGATTGTCAGAATCGGAGGCATATGTATATGTAATTGAAACGAATCTGATGCAGCAATCCTTTGCAGAACTGCTCCCATCGGAAAAAGCGGCAGTTATGGCGGCACACTATGATAAGGTGTGCTGCCAGGGAAAGAGAAATGACGTAATCAGGGAACTGCAGATTCTGAGTGGAATCGAGCCAGAGGAAACTTCTTGCCATAATGGAAAAAAGTTAAACAGTCTGGATGTAATTGCTTCGGAATATGGTTTTTTCCAGTCGGAATGCAGCAAGATATCTGAGACTCAATTATCTGATTCAGCCATTTAAGAATCTGATGGATGAAAATAAGATTGCACTATTGGCAGCAGTCGATGTGTCTTATATGACAAAGAAAGAGCAGCAGATGCTCTGGAATATTGTGGATCGACAAGGACTTAAGGTTAAACCAGTGTATGCAGAAAAGCTTCGCAAGGCATCCGGAGATCTGACAGAAGAAAAGATGGCAGAGATTTTGGAGGCATTGTAGGTGAAACATACTGACGGCAATGCCGGTGTAAGCTTCAAGCTTCCTATTTCCATCTCTATCCAAATGCGAAATTATTGTTGTACTCGGCTCATCTGCTCTAAGCACGTGATATCTGTGAATAGGCGATTTTGCCCCAACCTTTTCCTCATACAAATCGCTTAATGACTTACTATCAACATACTCATTTCGTCCAGATTTAATATCATCCGCTAGCATCTGATATATTTCAACATCCCTTAAACTATGATGCCTTGCTTTATGCCATGTTGTACGACAACTAGGTTTACTATATCCAATTCTACTCTTCAAATCTTTACTGTCGATTATTGGTAAGATTTTTTTCGAGAAGTGGACGAATAGAGTCCACTTTTGTGAAGAGGATTATAGTCCGATAGGTAATAATCGTTATGATTATGCCTGTCGGATTTTTTGTACCATAAAATAAGAATTTGAACCATTGACATTCTGTGGTTCAAATGTTAATATGAATACACAGATATTTGAACTAAGGAGGGGATGATATGTCCAGACAATTTGATGAATATATGTCAGACAAGTTTGAATTGAACGGGACTATGTATCAGATGGTAGAACCAGATTCTTTTGACGAACTTATGAAAGCATTTGAGATAAGAGATGTAATTCAAACTGGTATAAGCCAGTTAATGCATGATGAGGATGACAGTGCTTGGCAGACTCTTTTGCAGGAGCAGGAGGATTATATACAGGGGTACATTGATCGAATAGGTGATTTTAACAATGGATGCCTTGTCAAAAATATCACTTATTTGCTTAAAAAATATAGTTTGAGAATGGGCGATTTGGAGCGTCTTTTAGGTATTAGCGCCGGATACATATCAAGAACTGTAAAAGAAAATTCTTCTAAAAAACTCAGTATTGATGTGGTATGGAAGATTGCAGAGTTATTTGAGATTAGTGTTCAGAAACTTATTGAAGATGATTTGTCTGATTTGAGTGGAAACATAGGAATGCTTGTTGATTTTATGGATAAACTTAAAGAACAGACTGAATGCGTTGAAATAGAGTGGGATAACCTTGGTGGGGTAAAAAGTGAAACTGATGAAAGGTTTGATCAGATGGGTTTATTCTCTACTACCGAGGATGGTCGCATTCGTTATGCAGCACCTGGAAGAAATAGTAAAATGATATTTCTTTTAGCAGATGATGTTATATCAACATATGGTGTTGACGAATATAAGCAGATGATAATTATTCCATTTTATTCAGAAAAGTCTAGTGATGTACACTACGATTTTATGTTTGCTTGGCCTAAAAAGGATGATATGTACGGATTTGAAAAAATCTTTTATTCATATGATGAACCTTTTGGAACATTAGATGGACATGCAAAAAGATTGTATGAAGAGGCTAAAGAACATTTCTTTGATGTTCCTGTTGCAAATGATATGCGTAAGTTCATTGCAGGATATCTGGGAAAGGGTGGTGATGCTTAATGCAGAAGTATCAGATTCGTGATTATCAGGCAAAAAATCAGAAATCTGCCCCGAGAATGTTTGACTTGATTATAAATGAAGATGGCATTCCATTTATTGAAATCAAGAATGAAAAGGTGAGTCACAAGATTTCTCTGACGGAAGCTTTCAAACAAGCGGGTAAGAAAATTGAATATATTATAGAAGGTTAACAATCTACTGAGCGACCGGACCCATATATTGAGGTACCTACTGCCGGAGTTGTTATACAGCATTAATGCTGTGTAACGATTCCGGCTTTTTTCTTTATAGGAAAGTTCGATTTTTATGAACGCATGAATGACAAAAACCTGCGCAAAGGCAGGCATAAGAAGATGATGACACTGTTTAGAAAATAAAAAAGCCTTCTACACCAGCCTCATCGGCAGATAAATCATCTTCATTTAAGAAATAATCCATATTCAGGAGTTCATCCTCGCTCATGTTGCGGATGTCCTTGGATGTTAATCCTTCTGGTGGATTATCCATATATTTTTTGCGTAATTCCTCGATATCATTTTTCAT